CATAAGGATTACCAAGATAATGTATCTTTCCGTTTGTAGATCTTGTATGAAAGTGACCTGAGTATACTGCATCAAACTTATCAAAGACACTTGTATCCATACCAGTTTCCATCATATGTCCACGAGTTGCCCTAAATCCATTGATCTCTAAGTGACCCATTGCAACTTTACTGGTGGACTCATCTATCATCTTTTTACTCTCATCATAATTTTCAACATTAATCCAAGGTAAAAGAAGTATCTGCAATCCATCTAATACAATCTCCTCTGCTTTTGAGTAGGTAATTATATTAGGATAATCCTGTAATAACAACTCAGGTGAGTTGATTTCATTTGTATTCTTATAATAACAATCATGGTTTCCTGTGATTGCATGAACCTTATACTTCTTCATCGGTTCAAATATCACTCTCTTTGACCACTCTAAACTGTAATAGTCAATAGACTTACGACTATCAAATATATCACCCATATGAACGATAGTATCAATATTATTCTTCTCTAACTCAGGAAAGAATATGTCATTATAAAATTTTTCAAAATACTCATGCAGATGTTTAGATCCCTTACGAGCACCGTAATGAGTATCAGTAATAATTGCTATCTTCATTTCTTTTTCTTTGGATAATATTGAAAACCTTCGGTTTGCTCACGCAACTCGGACAATCTGAATGTAATCATCTTATCCCAAGGAGTATGACTATCCATTAAAACAGCAGCTTTTTTGCCCTGTATTCTTTGAACACATCCAACATAACCCCTGTATATTGAGTTTTCATCTACCACTTTAACTGTAGAACCTGGTAAAATCATCTATTGCTTGATTTGTATTGAATATTATCTTTGATTGTATTGTAATCAGAACTACTACCTGACATTGCATTGTCATCTACGTTCATTACTTCATCAAAACCACTTCTCTCAATGATCTTTGTTTTAATGTCTAATTGCTTTTTCTCTTTTTGTATACGTCTGAGAAAGGCATAGTGAATGATCTGTGTGAAGTATGCAAATGGATTGCGAGACTTCTCAGGGTCAAAGTTGTGAATATATTGAACACAATTCTCAATTCCGTCCGATATCATATCATCACGGAACATGTAATTCACAAAGTTTGGTTTATATGATAGATGTGTAGCGATCTTCAAAAAACACTCCCCAAGATAGTTTGTAATTCTAGGTTTAGGTAAATCATTCTCTTTTGCATGAGCAACCTTCTCTCGATAGACAATCAGTGCTTGTAATAGCTCCTTGTTGTTTACATAGTGTTCAGACTTCTTTCTAGGCATAAGCTTTATCCGTCTTAACTAACATTTATTATAACATATTTTCAACACTTGACAAGTCCCATGTTTATGTGTACAATAACCTTGTAGAGGTTCAAGGATAAAACTAGCCTTCTTTATTATTTTTAAAGGGCTTCTTCCAGACTTCTTCAAGATTTTTACGGGCATCCTCAACAGTTGAGATATATCCCATTCTTTGATCAGGTTTAACTTCACCACCAGAGGGTAGAAGTTGATTTATTTGATTATCTTCGTTCTCTTCCTCAACATATCTTTGATATATTTTAATTATTTTTTGATCTTTAACTTCACTCATTGTAATAATTTTATCAGTACGGAAGACAAACATATCATCATCTGCTAAGTCCATCCAAGGTTTGATCTTTACATATATTCCATTATTAATCATTTTCATAGTTACAGGAGTATGAGCGATAATAATTGGTTCTTCACCAGTTTCATCAACACAAACCGATGCGAGGATCTCTTCACCAGAAACCAATTTAATAACAGCTACGAATTCTTCTCCCATCAGTTCTTTAAAGGTATGTTTACAATATCATAATTAAAATTTTCTTGATTGTAGATTTTAATTCTCTCAATCAAATGATTAAGTGTGTAGTTCTTTCTCTTATTATAACTTATATCGTCAGCAATGTCATATAATGTTGCTTTAAGTTTACGGTCTCCCTTTCTTAAAACTCTTCCAATAGACTGAAGATTGCGAATTCTTGATTTAGAAGGACTAGCAAATATAACGTTGTGTAGGTTTTTAATGTTAATTCCTGTGGAGAAAGTTCCATATGATGCAACTATTATAGCATTGTTTTCACGTTCGGTGATTGCCCGAACATTTTCTCGATCCTCAGTTTCAACACCACCATGAACAAAGAAGACTTGACGATTACCAGCCTTACTCTTATTTATCAATTCAAATAATGGTTGTCCGTGTGCTTCAACACGACTATACAATATCAAAGTATTGCCTGTCAAATCTAATGCAAGATTTTTAATAAAGTTATTTCGACGATGATGACCGATGATATACTGTATCTCATCCTCAAATGTTTCAAATTTATTTGGTGAGTGTTTCAATAGCAACACATTTATATCCAAATTGGCAACATGTCCCTTCTTCATTAACTCTTCGGTCTTAATAATTTTGTAAGAAGGACCAAATAAACCCTCTAAAACCCACTTATGTGTCTGTGTTCCGTCAAGAGTTCCTGTGAAACCGTAACGATATTTGGCATCGGCAAGTTTCGTCATTATAGATACTAATGATTTTGATTTAAACTGGTGAGCTTCGTCCCCAATTACCACAGAAAACCTTTCAAAATACTTTCGGGGGAGCTTATAGATTGATTGCCAAGTAGTAATTATGACCTGAGAGTCTGTCTCTCTTTCTTTTCCAGCGTATATCTTGTGGCAAAATGAACCTACGTCCCAGCCATAGTCTGAAAAATCTTTATACATCTGTTCTACTAACGAGGTCGTCGGAACGACTATCAGAGTATTTTTCCCTTTCTCAACAAAATATCGAACAATCGAGTATATCATCAGAGATTTACCCGAAGCAGTTGGGGATATCAACAACTTTCTATTATGTCTTAGAGCGTCGTATACTCCCTCTACTTGGTAAGAACGAGGTTTGAACTTACAAATAGAATTCATATAGTCTTTTACACCCTCTTTTGAGATAAATTCGTTTACCTCAAATGGAAGTCCATAAAATTCACTTTCTTTAAATGCGTAATTATAACCGTGATCTTTACAAAATTGGATTACTCGATCTAATAATCCTACATATATTTCTCCTTTCTGAGTATTAAATAACCTTATCTTTCCATCCCAATACTTTTTTTGGTATGATGGCATATACTTTACGCCAGGTACCTCGAACGTAAAACTGTCCGATAGTTCATAATATACGTGTGGCTCTGCCTCAATCTTTAGGAAGACTTCATTCTTCTTTGAAATAACCAAATGAGACATAACATCTCCATCATTTGAGTTATTTATACTAGGTTCTTTGAGTGAAGTCTATGCCTTCCATATGATCATATTCGTGTTGAAAAACTCTTGAAGCAAGTCCTTCTAACTTCATCTTATGAATTTTCTTATCCTCATCTTCATATTTTATAACAATCTTATCAGGTCTCTTAATTTTTAAGAAAAGTTCTGGATAGGATAGACAACCCTCTTCCATTTCAACTTCTTCTGTATATGACTTCACAATGCGAGGATTGAAACATACCATTACTTCATGATGTTCTAAGTCTCTTACCATTGCAAATGCTCTTTCCCAGATGCCTATTTGATTTGCAGATATACCAATGCCATTATGATGTATCATATTATCAATTAGTATCTTAGATAAATGATGTCGATCTAAATTGTAACTACATGATTGTATTCGATGATGAAATAGTTGATGTTCTGGTTCAACTAATTCTTTTATATAACTTATTTTTGGGGTAATCATTAGAATCCTGATTGAAACTTCTGCCATTCGATGGCATTTTTTATTTGGTATGTGCGACCTGAGACATTACGAATGATCTCTTCAAGGAATTTAAGTGTAACATCATAATACTTTATCTTCATCTCTGCTGTACTTAACTTCTCATCTGCCTCCATATGCCTTTGTATTGCGTCTTTCTCCCTAACCTTATATGGAAATGGATCTTCGGCATAAACCTCTACAGGTGCTTTTCCTGTATAATAATTATATCTTTCTAAACGAATACGATTATATGAGTCTCTTGCCTTCTCTCTTAATAACGAAATAGTATTATATATCGTGTAGTATTTTGAATGAAGTTGAGGTATTTTTAATGATTCATTATGTAGGTTATCAGGATCAATGGTTGCATCACGCTCCCACATCTCTTGAATTTTTTCAAGATTCATAGTTTAGTTCGACCATCCGTATCAAATATATTATACACAGTATAACGCATAACTGCCTCTGCTGTAAAGTAGTTTATGTCTGTTTCTGTTGCATCAAACTCAAGTGAAGTAAGTCCAACTGGAAATA